TCCCACGCTAAGTTTTGGTAGTTATTAAAATCACTCATCTTTCAATACTTCTTCATCAGCTAGAAACACACGTAGGATAAGGAGGGTAATTACCACATGAAAACCATCCCCAGGAAATTCAATGCCAAGGCCAACACCTCGGACAAGTTCAAGCCCTAGTGCCATTGCTACCCTCCCTCACTGCAATTGTCAGGCCCATGAGTTCTACTCTCATCATGTTGCGCCAGATTTCCTTGGTTTCTTCGTCAAGGGATTTCCAGATGCGCGGGCCCCACTTGCCGCTTTTCGTGTAGGTTTCAACATCTTTGATGAAGAAGTAGAAGGAGGCTTCTGCCTCTTCTTCGGGGGTGGGGCTTGCATCAATGAAGCCGTCTTCGTCCATACGTTCTCCTTCTGGTGGTTGCCAACTTTCGCACTCACAGACATATCTTCCTTCGGAATGACTGCTACTTCTGTCAAATCCGTGAGGGGCTCTTGAATCTTCCTTACACGAGATTTCTTCTCGCATAATGATTTCTCCTTGTGACAGGGGGTACACAATGTTTGCAGGTTTTCTACAGAGCAAAACAACCTACTAATAAATTCATCCCAGGTGGTGAAGCCCACGGCAGGGTCCACTACAGGGGCAATGTGGTCAATTTGAACATCCTTACTAGTAAATTCCAAGGAACACGAGGCACAGCGATAGTGCGCCGCTTCCCTACCACTCTTGCCTTTCTTCTTCCCTACAAAAGAGTTTTTAAGGCAGGCCCACTTTGGCGGGTATCTACGCATCCCACTCCGTAGGGTTGAAGTGATAAAAGCGTTGTAACGCCCTTCTGTCCATCCTTCAACTGGCATCACACAGATTTCCTGCTAACCTCATTAGCACGGCACTCTAGTGCAAGGCGCCGGTCTAGGTAGAGGTTGCTTTCCTTGCACTCATTCACAATGAGTTGCTGCCGCTGGATGCCACCGAGGAAATGCCCCACAAAGAATGAGGCAATGCTGCACACTACAAAGGTGGTAATGACAACGACAGTTTCAAACTTATTCATGTGGTTCTCCTAAGGTTCCACAGCTATTAATGAGGGTAACACTAATTGGTGCTGTCTTCATTTCTTATACACCTTCTCTTTAATGTCTGTTAAAGCCCCGATGAGGTAGTCCAAATCTTCTTCTCTGACATACCAACCCGACCGATCCGGTTGGGCAGTTTCACCGGGGCCGAAGAATAGCTGAGCATATCCCATATCGTCCTGAACTAGCGTGCAGGTTAGGACGGCATCACTAGGTGTTTGTAAGCTGTATATGCCATCGCTATCTTTTACCCATTCAAAAGTGGTTTTTGTCGTCATAAACATATTCCTTAATGGATTCCAAGCTCTCTCTATCTTTAGCCCTGTTAAGGGCCTTTCGCTTAATGGCCCTTCCCCTTTCTAGAATGTCACTCTTCTTCAACGGAATAGCCCCGCCATGCGTCTTCTTCTTCGTCTTGCCCATCATCTTCCCCGTCTGGAAACACCTTGTTAAACTTTTTCACTAATGCATCAGGGAAACATTTTATCATATCTTCCAAGGTAATGTCAAACATTACACAAAATCCATCAATGCTGTCAATGTTCTCTTCAGCCCACTCCCTAACGGCAAGCAGCTTCTCATGGTAGGTTTCGTTTGCCATATACTTCCTCTCTTAAATGGGTGAGGGCATCTACTAATTCATCAAGGCATGTTTTGGTCACGTACCAATGGCCTTCAGTAGTTATGTGGGCTACTTTACCATTAAATTTTATATGCAATTGTGCAGAGGCGGATGTGATGTATATCCACTCCCGAGGACTCATCTTCCTCCAAGTTCCTGTTTCAGTAGCCATAATTTCCTCGCTTTTTACCGCCCATGCTTTTTACGTAGGAAGTCAATACTAATAAAACTTTCATCGAAATGACCATCTTGCACTTCGTGGAGCATAACTAACCCTCGCCAATACCTGTTGCTTGTTACGTCCATATAACTTTCATCGTGCAAATAAAACGAACCGGCGATAATACAGGTAATTGAACTACCATCGGCTCTCCGCCCGTAAGCTACCTGACGGCCTTGTTGATGGCCTACAACACAGCTTTGATGGCACTTAGATACCAAGGTAGCTGCGCTACCTGCTGGCCGACCCATAAGGCCCACTGGCATGTAATGGTTAAACACCACACCTTCAATGGTGACAGGAGTGAGGAAAGGGTAGGTTTCCCAATGATCTTCATACCGTAGGTCTTTGGTTGAGACGGTGCCCTCTAGGATGGGTAGGTTGTTAATGGCTCTGTCAATGCGATTCTCGTGATTACCAAGTAACATCACCTTGCGAGGTTTGTACACCTTCTCCTTGCTCTTCTTCTGCTGCGCTTGCAGTTCTAGCAAAGGGCCTAGCAGCTTTGCCATGCCCTCATGCGCTGCTTCAATGTCATCTTTATAGCGAAGCCCCTCGAAGTGTTTGCTACCTGCCTTGTCATGAGTGGATAGGGAGGGCATATCAGCAAAATCCCCTAAATTCACTATGACATCAGGCTTCTTATCTACAATGTATTTCCCTGCCCACTCAAGGTGGTCAAGGGGCACTCCCTTTCTAACCTGTGCGTCAGGTATGACTAATAGCTTCATAGGTTAAGTTCTTGACCAATGGCAGAGATTTCTTCCAATGCTTTCTCACTCTTCAGCCGCTGCTTTAGTGGGGTGGCATTGTACCAGTCATGCACCCTCTCTATGCTACGCAGTAGCTTATCTACCTTTTTCTTTTCTTCTTCTTTGTCCATTGAGAAGATGGGAATATTGCAAGGATTCTCCTGCACATTACGGTAGGTATTTAACAGTGACTCGGCAACAACTTTATCTACTGCATCATCATCTATTTCAATAATCATATTAATACTCCTTAATGTTAGCTCGAACGTTAGGCGCTTTCAGGTGCGCCGCGTGTAGATCGCCGCGACGATGGCAGACACTCCGCCCATTGCAGCGGCTTGCCACCACTCAATCAGGCCCGGGTGCATCGTGCGCAGCGTCACCCACACGCAAACCACGGCGGCGGTGTATTGCACAGCCACAAGCGCTCGCAACGCCCAATCGCTACGGCTACGCGCGCCTAACACCTCGCTCAAGTCAGTCTTCATTTCCACACTCGCTCTTGTCAGTAAGTTTCTCCTTCTTCTTCTAAGGAGGTTGTGTAGTCTTCACTTTCACAAATACTCTTGTACAGTTGTGCTAGGGCAAACTCCCCCTCGGCATAGTAGTAGCGATAGGATTCTTCTGGTGTCATATTTCGGGGTGTCATTTGATCTCCTTATTAAAATGAAATCACCTTGCGAGGTTTGGCTATAGCTCAGTTAGGCCCCGAACTTCAGGCCGTGCTGGCGCTGCCAGACTTCCATATCTTCGGTGTGCCAGCCATGCAGCTCAATGCGCTTGCCGGCGATGGTGCCGCTCGCCAGCAGCCGCGGGGTCGGCAGGCGCGGCAGCGCGGCATGCATGGCCCGCAGGCGCTCAATTTCTCGCTCGGCCTTGATGAGTTCGTCGCGCTCGTTGCAGTCGCTGCCGCAAGTGGGGCACGCTTCGGCGTTGCGCTCAGCCTTAAACAGCAGCACAGAAAGCTCGTGGCTAAGCCCTGCGGCATCTGCGCAGGCGCGTAGCTCTTGCAACTCCTGGTCTGTAAGTGGTGTGGTCATACAATCTCCTGCACTCGTGGAACATCTACAATTTTAACTAAGAACACCGGGCCTGTCGAGTAGTTAAACACCCGCATATCAGGCCAACACTCCTTCTTGAAGCCGCAATAGGAGCACGTTGTACACAACTTCATATTCTTACTAGTATTACTCTGTGGCACCAGCCCTAAGCGAGGTAGCGTATTCTCTGTCAACTCTACAGCTTCCGTGGCAGCATGCGCCTGCTCTGCGAAGTGCACCTTATCCACTTCAATGGGGAAGTAGGCAATGTGCCCTAGCTCCTTCTGTATTGTAAGAAAACCAGCAGCACTACTATCAGTAGCAACAGCATAGCCACTTAGCTGATGCTTGTACCCAAATGGATCATCCTTCAACCCCTCTTCAAACTTGCGAATGCCGTTCTTTGTTGTACTCTTTACATCAACACAAACACCGTCAATGAAAGCATCAAGGCGGCCAGAAATAGTCCAGCCATTGCCGACATTATAAATGACCCTCTCTTGCTCTCTTTGTACATCATGGCCGCTCGCTTTAGTGAGAGATAGAACAAGAGACTCCAACATATCGCCATATAGAAACTTAATTCGGAGATTCCCATCAACCTCCTCCTTATTAGTAGGGGTGTTCACCTCATACCAGAGTTGTCGGAGACAGGGCTTGCCAATTTCAGAAAAGGATAGGTGCTTCTCCTTCCGCACCCAAGGCTCACCCCACCACTTGCTGTAGTCGGTAGAGAAACTATACTCAGAGCCAAAAGGGGCCGAAGCCTCGGAAGCCACCTTGTAGATGTCATCTACGAGAGTCTCGATGGATTTCACTCAGCGCCCTTCTCAGCGGCGCGGCGTTCCGCATCACCCGCACTATATTCTTCAAACTCACGGGCAATTAAAAGGACACTCTCAACAAGCTCATTATTAGTCATCTTGATAAGGGTATCCCCATCTGTGCTATCCGTAAATAGCTTTACAGCGTTGGTGAGGCTATTCTGCCGAATGATGGCACGGTCGCCATGCAGCAGGGGAATGGGGAAGGGACGGCTAGGAGGGCCATAGCTTCGATTTGCCGCCGCTGGTGCAGAAGGTCCGTCATTGGTCGGGGAAGGGGCTGCGGCTGGTACTCCAGGCGCTCCCTTGGCGATGACACGCACAGTGCCCTTCTCCACATCCTTACCATAGCTGCCCTCAGT